ATATATATATATATAATTATATTATATACCTAAAGGTATATTATTATATATTATTATATACCTAAAGGTATATATTAAAACTAACCTAAAGGTTAGTTTGCCAAAAACACCTGTTTTTGGAACGACTAAAGACTAAATCAGGACTCACTGTTATTGTTCTCTATAATCTCTTCTTTAACCTCACTGCTACTCATACCGCCAAAAATCTTTTCTAAAATACCACCACTTTGAGGGTTAGAAACATGGGTAGTCATTTCCTGACTACCATCTGCTCTAAGTATTTTAGTCTGTCTTATTACCTCTTGACTGCCACACTCATATAATCTCTGTAAGCCATTTAGTATACCTAAAGTTTGATTCATCATGTTAGAAACTGCCACATCAGGCATACCACCATTTAGTGTTTCACGCATCATACCTCTTTGTAATCTTACCAAAGAGAACTCTGCTATACCCTGCATAGCCTGTACTATGTCTCCCATATCTCTTGTGTTATACCTCTCAAACATCTTGTTATAAGCACATACATAACCTGCTTTATACTCAGGACACCTTTGAGCATTTACACACACATCACAAGCCAGTTTAGGGTATTTATTACTGTATAGCTTTTTAGGTCTTAAAGACATTTTCTGACCTTTTACCAGTCTACCTTTTTCATCTCTTATCGGAACAATCATTTCCTTTTTAAAGATTTCATCATCCAGTTCAGATATTTCAGGAGCAGAATCGCCTTCTTTAGGTGCAGGAAGATACTTACCTAAAGCTTTGTTTAGTTCCTCTTCAGAAGCATCCTCATAGTCATACTCTTCTTCCTCAATATAGCTTTCTCTCTCTTTAACCATTCTGTCAAAATTAGTGCCGAGAAGTAAAAGCTTATCATTTATACCTAAAACACAGTCGGTAAAGAAGTCTTTTAAATCCATTACCTTGTCTTCAACACTATTAACAATTCTATTAACCCACTGGTCATGTAATTCACCTATAAGTTTATCTGTGTACACCTCTTTAATGAAATCAGAGTATTCTTCACTCTCCCAGTTTAAAAAACAAGTAAGGTCTATAATACAGTTTATAGCAGTTTCCCTATCCTCTGTAGATATGTTAAATTCCTTAGCGTACTCTTCCCAGTCGTCTTGATTACCTTTTTCAATCCATTCAAGGTCAGGGAATTTTAATTCCGTCAAATTTTCTTTTGTTCTCTTGGTAATGCTAGGTTTATGCCAGTACGTAAGGGGCTTTAAACGCTCTCTAATGTACTCCTCTGCTTTTTGATATGCAAATACACAGCACCTCAAAACTTCGGGCTCATAGAAGCTTAAAATGAGGTCTTCATCCAGTGGTGGGTCTAAGTCATAAGTCCTTGTTATAGGGAATAACTTAGTTTCAAATTCTTCCTTCTTCTTATGTTGAACTTTTTCACCATTCCATACAGCTACTTGACCATATCTAAACCCTGATTTCCATGATGTACTATCAACTGTATAGAAAGGAAGTTGCGGAAGAACAGAAGTCCTTGTCATACCCATACCATGTACTAAAGTATTATACTTCTCAGCAACCTTTAATCTTGATAAAGCCTCACTTAAATCAAGTTCTCCTTGCTCTTGTGATACATAAGAGAACCCTACATAAGGGTATCTTTCACAATACTTCTCCCACATATCTACACCTGTAGTATAGTGCCATATAAAACAAACAGGGATACCTGTTTCAAGCATAAAAGGTTCAAAGTATTTCTCATTCCATTCTTTAACTATTTCATTACCTAACAAGTTCTCCAAGTCTAAATTAGCAATAGCGAATATGTAGTCCTTATTTCTTCTTGCCCAGTTTAGATACTCTTTTATCTGCTTTTCCCAGTCTTCAACTGAATATTCGAGGTATTTTGGGTCTGCCTGATAGGTGTAAGCACCACTATCTACAAATAATCTTATACCATCAAAGTTTTCAAACCTCTTATGTAAAGGTATTTTAGAACCTTGTAAGTAGTGATAAGACATAAGAAAATCCCTAACACCCATGTCGTAACAACCTTTAAAATAGGTTTCACTCTCTACACCTGAATAGAAAATAGAAAACGGAAAAGAATAATCCATTATTTCTCTTAAATTATTATACTTCCTAACCTCAGTATTTTTTTCTTCTACCTTTCTTAATCTCATAAATCATCCTCATGCACAAAAGAAGTCCTTGTTTGACAGTTACTCTCTGCACCTCTACACATTACACAAGTATGTGTTGCCTGTATTGTAACCTTTAAATACAAAGGGTTTAAAAGGTCTACAAGATAATTACCTATGTCATTAGTAAGTCTCTCCTGTAACTGAGGTCTCTTACTAAAGTATTTAACCACTCTAGGTATTTTAGATAAACCAATTATCTTTAACTTTGGTATATACTCAACATCAACTTTGCCGAAAAAAGGCATCCAGTGATGTTCACACATAGAACTAAACTCAATACCTTCCATCTTTATTACCTCAAAGTTATACTCATTTTCGTTATCAAACAAGGTCATTTTTGAGTTTAACTCCTCTATATTTAAGTCATTCCTGTTGCAGAACACTTCCTTATCGAGCATTTTTGCTATTCGTCTAGGTGTACCTTCATTACTTTGGGTAACAGGAATACCTAATATTTTCATAATCTCAGAATAATGGTATTCCAACTGTTTTACGTTATCTTCCATTTTAAATTGCCTCCTTTTTTCTTTCTATAATAACAAAACCCCCAGTATTTTACAATACTGAGGGTTTATATGAGATGTTAACCAAAATATCTAGCGTATCTTTTTTCTCTGTTTTCCTTATCCTTTAACAAAGCCTTTTCATAAGCTTCGTCTGTACTCACACCTTTTTGTAGTTCCTCTACATAAGTACGAAAGTCAATACTACCTTTGTCTCCTCCAAAATCTGTTACATTAGATTGCATCATTAAATACCTCCTTATATATTTTATTAACCTCTCTGTGCTTCTCTTGACTGTCTTGCTTTTGCTCTAGCGTTATTTGCTCTAGTCTGAGCCGCTCTTGCAGACTTGGTAGCCTGTGCAGGGGTCTTACCTGCTCTTATACCAGCGGAAAAAACTCTAAAGTCACCTGTACCTCTGTTGTGACCCATACCATCTGTAAGAGTACCACCATTACCACCTTTTGAGTGAGGGTCTGCCATTGCTTTTAAAATAAACATAAAATCTCCTTTCTGAATTAGGTTCGTATTGTGGTACACAAAGGAATAATGTTACCACCAATCCAATTAACTAATCCTAGAATAAAGATACCATATCTATTCAAAGTTTTCAATGAAGTTGGAAAATAATCTATAGGTTTTTTCAACACCTTTCTTAGTAGTTACCTTATAAGCAAAATCCTTAAGACTTAGCTTTCTTTTCTCCTCTTTAACACATTCTTCGAGGTCTTTACCTATTATGTTACACCTATTAGAGTAATCATCTGAGTACTCACTAGCCTGTCCTAATAAAAAACCGTCAGGTGTTATAGAAACACTACTACCGAATACATTAGGATAGAGTTCAAGGTTTAAACCTACACCTCTATTACCACCTTGTCTTAACAGTATTGCTTCACCAAAGTATTCATTAAACTTCTTTAAGTCGTAAGCATACAATTCCTTTAACTCATATATACCTAAAAATAAAGTTATATCTACATCACCTCTTTCGGCAAATTTTGACATTATATCAAATGTCCAAAAAATTTGATTGGGATGTATGTATATTTCTTCACCTAACGCTTCTACAGTGTTTCCATAAGGACTTATATACTTGACATAGTATCTCCTTACTCCAAGGTCATACAGAGCGTTTAAAGTAGGTTCAAATGAATACAAATTACTATTACTTAAATCAACAGATACAGAAACAGGAATATTTCTCTCCAGTAACATTTTAAGGTTCTCTTCCACAAAATTACCACTGCTTCTTAAAGAGGTGTTACCAAGTCTTTCAACACTCATAGCCATTGTAGGTTTATAGTATTCCAACTGGTCAATAAAGGCTCTTATATTTACACCGTTTGTAATCATGGAATAACCTAAACCTAAGTCTTTACACCTTTGCATTAAGGTAAAAATAGTGCCGTCAAATAAAGGCTCTTTACCGAAAAAATCTACCTGCTTAACACCCATCTTATGTAATTGGTCAATAACATTTAACCACTCTTCTGTAGTAAGTTCCCTACCTATAAGTTTTTTATCACCTATAAAGCAGTGTTTACACCTAAACTGGCATTTATTGTTAATGTATAGTTTAGCAGAAGTAACCTGACCATCTCTCATACTTTCAACAAATTCCTCTGTCACCTCAAAGTTATTATCTATAAGAATATCATCAGGAAGATAACTCTCCACATATTCCATTATACTTTTAGTTATTTCACAATCACCACATTTACCACAAGGTTCATTTGAAACATTACAACTATGAAAATCATCCTCTGTTAAAGCGTAAAGTCTTGCGAGGTTCATTAAATAACCTTCTTTGTAATAGTCAATAAAAGGTGTTTTAACCTCTATACCGAATGACTCTGAAATACTGTTTACCTTTTCTATAAAATCCTTAGAGCAGTCTTTATAAGGTTCTCCTTCTACTTTACCTATAATAGCAAGATAAACACTCTCTGCACCAATACTTTCGGCAAAAGAAAGGGCGTAACTTAAAAAGATTAAATTCCTAAAAGGTATATAATCGTCTTTATTATCACCACCTACTAAATGACTATCACACCAAGTAAATTCAGGTAACCCCATTTCTATATATGTAAATCCTAATTTAGAGGAACACTTATAAGAACACCTTCTCTCACTGTCTAATGTTACTTGACCATAGTTAAAAAATAGATTGTAAATCTCAGCTTCTTCCTCTATACAACTAACATAGTTAGCCAGTAACACACTATCAAAACCACCACTATTTAATACCACAATTTTCTTCATTATTTCTCTCCTTATAAAATAAAAGTGTTACCAGTATTCTATCACTGATAACACCTTATATCAAACTATTTCACATCCAGTAGTTTATGGATTTGTAACTGAACTCTAACATTCAGTTTATCCTCTAAGATCCAGTCTACAAGTTCACTACCTATAACAGCTTTTTGATTTTCGTCAAACATAGGACTTACAAGAATACTTGCAGGTGTAGGATACCTTCTCAACACCTTTTTCATGAAGTCATAATCTATCCTGTCTGCTATAACAAACTTAACCTCGTCATTTGTTTGTAGGTGTAAAAGGTTATCATAGACATTCTTTTCCGAAACCATACTACTAGGACATTTAATATCCATTACATACTTAAAACTTCTTCTGTACCCTGATTGTTCAATAGGTATACACCCACTTGTTTCAATAGAAACCTTGTAGTCTCTGTGTAGTAGTTCCCATGTAAGGGGAATAACCTCTGATTGAATTAAAGGTTCACCGCCTGTTATACAGACATTTTTAACACCTTTGTATTTGTTAACAAGTCTTATAAGATTGTCTATAGAAACCCTTTTCCTTTGACAAGGTAATTGTGGTTGGTCACAATAAACACAACCTATAGGACAACCAAAAAGGCGGATAAAGATAGTAGGTAGTCCACTATCGGAACTTTCACCCTGAATACTGCAAAATACCTCCTGAAAAAATAACATAGTACCTTACTCCTTGTATTCAGCATAACTGGTTCTTGTTTCCCAAAGTCTTACACTCACCAGTTTTACACCTTCAGGTAAACACTTTTTTAGAATCTCAAATATGTAACACACCATTACCTCTGCTGTAGGGTTTGTAAAAAGGTTATTAAGGCACGTGTGGTCAAAATCATCTATTATCAACTCTTTTACTATCCTGCTTAAGTCGTTAAAATCCATTATCATACCGACTTTTTCGTTATGAATATCCTTAATAATTTCACCACTTATTGTAACATCCATTTTATATGAATGTCCATGTAAGTTGTGACATTTACCTACATAGTAAGGTAAAAAATGTCCTGCTTCAAATTCAAAACTTTTAGTTATTGTTAACACCTTATACCTCCTTACTGAAGCACTATTCTAGCAATCATAACAGTCTTTTTATCACCTTTTATTTCAGCCTCGGAATAACCTGCTCTAATTAAAAGGTCTAAACCTTTCTGAGCAAAAATACTTCTTGCAGTAGCAAGTGCCTTGTACATCTGATTAACACTGGAAGCACCAATCGCTCTTAACTCAATGTTTCTGTCTCCACCTTCATAACACTTTACAACACTACCTGCAAGTTCTTTAACAGGTGAACTACCACTCACCATTAAATACTTAATTTCTTCGTTCATTTCTACCTCCATTTCTACATTGACACTCTATCTTTAATCTCTTCCATCTTTGCATTATTTAACCTTGTATCCCCTTTAACTCGGCTGTAAGAAAGATAACCATTCATTCTGTCTACCTTAGTTAAATTCTTGCTTCCACACTTAGGACATACATCCATCTCTAATTGCTCATAACCACAATCATCACAATATGATAATGCAAGATTAACACCTTCATAGAAACCTAACTTCATTGCTCTTAAAACCAGTGTTTTAACAGCTTCTCTGTTATAGCCTAAAGGATACCTTACATATTGTATTTTACCACCATTTGTTAAATCCCAAAAGCGTTTTTCTTTATCCTGCTTCTCAATAGGACTAATGTCTTCACTAACATGACAATGAAATGAATTTGATACATAAGCTTTATCAGATACCTTTTCTATTATACCAAACTCTTTTCTGAATTGCTCTACCTGTAATCCTGTAAGGCTCTCTCCAGGAGTGGAGTAAATAGCGTACAAATGATTATCTTCATCCTTAAACTCCTGTATCTTCTTATTTATGTACTTCATAACCTCTAAAGCAAACTCACCATCTTCTACAAGAGATTTGCCGTTAAAAAGTTGCTGTAGTTCATTTAAAGCAGTAATACCAAAAGAAGCTGTAGCACTGGGAAGAATTACATCACTCTCCTTTATCTTTTGGTCGTGTCTTAAATTACCACCATATAAACCGCCTTCACAGAACATTATAGGATTAACACTTGCTCTCATTTCACCTAAATACTCATAGGTTCTACAGTGTAGTTTCCTAATCATTTCAAGGTAATAATCTAATACCTTATAGAAATCTTCATTCTCCCTGCGTGATTTAGCGAATATCATAGGTAGGTGCAAACTTACAGCACCAATATTAAATCTGCCGACAAAAATAGGTTTGTCATTTTCATCAGCAGGATTTATACCACCTTTTTCATACCAAGGTGATAGAAATGCCCTACACCCCATAGGACTAACAACTCTTTTGTATTTCTTATACATTTCTGAAACATATCCCTCACCGCTTAAAGACAACCAGTCAGGATACATAGTCTTGCAACTACAATCTATTCCTGCTTCAAAAATATCATTATTTATCTTTCCTTCACCATGTAATTCTTCATCATAAAGGAATACCAGTTTAGGGAATAATACAGGCTTTTTATTTCCCTCCTTTCCCTGTCCTTTCTTGTGAACATCTAAAAAAGTCAGTGAGGCAAGCTTACCAAATCTATCTGTAGCAAGTCCAAAAGTCATAGTTACAAATGGGTAATCACCTCTTGAAGAACCGACAGTGTTTAACTTATACTCTATTCCCTGCCATCCCTGTTCAAAGTCTCTTTTAACCTTGTTAAAGGCATACTCACTACCTTCCTGTGTTAATGTCTGTTGACCTCTTATTTCGAGCCATTCATTTATATACCTTTGATAACTCTTATCCGCATATGAGGAAAGAATTTTATCAACCTCAGGTACTGTAAAACCACCATACTGTTGGGCGGCGGTGGAGAGAATAATATCTCCCATAACATCAAAAGCCGTGTCAAGAGATTTAGGTTCATTATACCAAACATTACCCATCTCAAAGCCACCTCTCATGACATTACCTAAATCAATAAGGTCACAGTTAAAAGTGTCTAACCTAGCACTTTGGTCATGGACATAGATATAACCTTCTTTACAAGCCTGTAATTCATTCTTGGTCATAAAGAATTTGCGGTAAAGTCGTTTATTTAACTCATTAAAGATTAAACACCTCTTAGTTGCTACCAAAGAACTATCAGAGTTACTGTTTTCTTTATCGCCGATAAACCTTATGTGTTGTGAAGCTTCAAACACTTCATCCATCATATGAACAAAATCCTGCTTATAGTTTCTATAGTCCTTATAACTTTTAGCTGTTTCAGGACTAAACTCTTCCAGAGCGTTCTCCACAAGATTATGTACAAGTTCTATAGGATACTTCTCTTCGCCTTTTTCCATAAGCTTGTACTTAACACTGTCAGCTATTTTCTCCTTTACCTCTTCACTTAAAGTTATCATTGCCCTTTTTGCAGATTTGCTAATAGCAACCTTTATCTTCATAGGGTTAAATTCATCTAAAGTACCATCTTTTTTAATAACATACATTTATCTCTTCCTCCTTTGATTAAATACCTTGCATATAACTTTTCGTGCAGGAACATAACCATAGTATCGGCTGTCTTCACTGTTATCCGCATTATCACCTAAACAGTAAAGGTATGTTCTCCCATATTCTTTTTTAATGTGTGCTATTCTTTTTATAACCACTCTCCCTACTTCTGTAGGACTGTAATACAATATTACATCACCTTCCTTTAAACTTCGGCGGAGAAATAATTTATAACCTATTAGTATCTCACCGTCTCTGTAAGTAGGGTACATACTACACCCACACACCTGTATAATGGGGAACAAATAATAGAGTACAAAAAGAACCGTAAGTGTAATCAATATTAACCTAATCATTTTTAAATTCTCTCTTTCTTACAACCTTATCTCTTTCAACCAATTTGAAAAAATCCTGAACAGATAAACAAACATAGTCCTTAGATGTACCATACTGATGGAACACTACAATAGGTGTTCTACCTTCAGGACAATCACTCTCAGCCTGTAAAATCCATTTAGGGATTGAAAGGGTTTTTTGAGATTTACACTCAATATGTAACAACAACTCTTTCCTGTTATCCACTATAGTTACATCACCTCTAAAATCATCAGCCTTATCACTCTTCTTAGAAAATCCTCCTGATTGTGGTGTCCTTTTCAATTCAACATCATATCTTTCACCAAACTTTTTGGCTATGTCTCTTTCGTACTGACCACCTTTTCTCTTAGCAAGTTTTCCTAAGCGTTTCTGCTGTTGTTTAAGGTCTTTTTCCTTCTCACCTTTTGTTGTGATTTTTAGCATTTTAATTACCTCCATAAATTTCTACCAGTAAGTATAAGTATAAAACAAAAGACCTTTTAAATCAATTTAAAAAGAGACATGACTTTTATAAATCATGTCTCCTTATACACTACACAGTATAAAAATCTTTTGAAACCTTTTTATATAATTCTGTTACCTTATGGTAAGTCTCAAAATTTCTATCACTATTGTCAATATCCTTACCTACATAGTTTAAGTACCATTCAGCTTTCTTTAAATCTTCTTCACCATTTTTGTTTTTATATCTCCATAGATATTTAAAAGCATTTCCTAAACAAAAATGTTTGACGGCTTCTTCACCTAAAATGACTTCCATTATATCAATACATTCCAAAGAACACGTACCTGCATAATGTTTTGGGTTGTTTACATTATCTGTATTCTGCATACCTGCTATACCTCCAATCTCTTTCGTACTCCAATATTTTAAACACTTCCTTCATAATCTGTTTTACCTGTGGGTGAGGAGCACCTGTAGTACCTAAATACCTCAGGTTTAATATGTGTTGCCATTCTTCTTCTGTAGCCGTAATCATTATCTCCGTCTTTAAAGAGTTGGGTAAAACACTTCTTGCTTCCTGTGGTGAACACCCATAATTTAAAAGATTGAAGTAAGACTTCTCACAGTCTAAACAAGAAGCTTTCCATATATTATATGATTCTGTACCTTCTTCAAAAAATTGTGGTCTGATAACAGTTATTTCATTACCAAACTTGTCCTTTGAGTAATTACAGTATCTAGTACTTTCCTGAGCAAAACTAGCAAGTCTATGTCTTACCAATTCATGGGTAACACCTCTGTCACATGTAATATGGAAAGTGTGTGTCAGGTGTTTTTCAACCTCTTTCTCACTGTCTCTGTAATCTAACCACATATTTAGATACTTAAGTTCATAGTAAATCACCTCTAGCAACTCTTCATCACTTAAGATTCTTATACCGTCTATGTCCAACCCTTGAACTCTAAAAAGTTGCGGATAATGGAAAGCCACCTTTTTAACAAGTAACTCTAATAAATCATCCTTAACATCTTGTTCCTCTAAAAAAGTGCGTAAAGGAAGTGTTAAAATCATAGTACTACCTAACATAGTTATAGCACCATGTTTAGGCATTTTTTGACTAACCGTTTTATAATTCTTAAACATATCCATATGCACCATTAGGTGAACATAGTAATGTTCCAAGATTGCATAGTGTTTTCCATGCTCTAGTCTTATACAAAAATCTAAAGCACCACCTTCTTTAGCTTCTGACTTATAACAAGTTCTACCTATTTTTTCAAGGAATGTATAAGGCGATTTTACATCCACCTTCTCCAATATCTCAACACTTGGTTCAATAATCCTCATTAAAATTATCTCCTTTGTACATTGTAATTTCTATTCTCCTCATTAAAATCTCCACTTCTTCTACTTACCTCCCTACTTATAAGGAATATAACATCCTCTATAGAAGCAATATTCAGGTTTAGAAGTCTAACCTTATTCTTAAAGTCTATATACTCCTCGTAATAAGGTTTAACATCAGGATTTGAATTAACCTCTCTCTCCTTAGCCGTTTCAGATAACTTAGTACCTAAAAGACTTTTATAAATGTCCTCACTAGCATCCAAATATGCTCTTCTTTTCTCCTCGCAAAATAATTCTGCATAACCTAAGAGAGTTCGCATATACACCTTTTGTTGTGTATATGCATTTAAGTACTCACCTAATTCCTTTGCAGGAATATCCGTAATATTTTGCGGTAGAGATAAAAACTCTCCATCTATATTGAGAGTTCCACCTGTTTCACTGGGTTTAAAGAAGTTAACACCTTGTTTCTCTAAATCCTCGTGTATTTCATCACAGTAACTTCTCTTTTCCTTTAAAATATCTTTTGGGTTTACCTTCTCTCTCACCTTTTTTACAACTAAAGACATAATAACTCCTTACTGTATGTAGCATTGGTTTTTATAGTTGCACCACCTACAAGTATTACAGGACTTACCTGTTCCTTCTCTAGGTGGTATTGTGTCTGTCTCACAACACTTATTCAGATACTCATATTCTTTTAACACCTCTTCCAGTACTGGCTGTGTTGTTATATTTCGCTCTACAACATATTCCTTTAAATCCTGATTGTTTTTATTCTCGTATAAGAATACTACCTTTGAAACAGGCTTATCCGTATAGAAAAGGATGTTATCAGACAACATATTAAGCATTACCTCATTAGCAATCTTCTCCTCTCGTGTATATTTAGAACCACCTTTTAAATGTTGGTATCTACCTTCAAAGTAATTATATCTATCCTTATAAGAGTTATCAAACTCTACCTTATCCTTAAAGTGTTTCTTTAACCAAAGTCTTCTCTCCTCTGCACAGTATAGGTATATTAAACCTTGTTTCTTATGCTCTTCCTTAGCGTCTTTTAACTGATTAAAAGAGTTGTCATTTATACTCTTTATTTCCAGTATAGCTACTTCACCGTCAAGGTTTAAGAAACCATCAGTATGACCTTGAATGTTATAAACGTCATTTATAATAGGTACCTCATCCATTAAAAGCAGTTCCATATCTATAAGATATTTCTGTAATCTCTCATGCGTATAAGTACCATTATCAAATATCCTTTGAGTTCTAGGGTCTATCGTACCTGCTTTTTCATATCCTTTTCTCATGTAATAATTCGCTCTTAAACAGTTACCTGCCTGAGATGGAGCATTAACATTTACTGCTCTATCATTAGGTTGACTAGCCTGTTCAAATAAGTACATATCTAAAGGCTGTGTGACATACCCTTCTTTTTTCATAGAGTTAAATAAATCTTTTAATGCCAATTTTTCAACACCTCCTCAAAATCTTCCATAAGCATTACTGCTATCTTACTTATTTTACACTCTTTTATATAGGAAATCAAAATGTTACAGTAATCTCCAAAAGGTGTAAAACCTAAAGTGTCTTCTTTTATTCTAACCGATTTTGGTATGTCATTTATTGACAATAAACCATCTGTTACTATTCCAAAGTCTTGGGGTCTAAAAATAACATACCTTTTCTTTCCGTCTAAAAGGTCTACAATAAGTAAAGGTGTTCTACCTCTATCTCTTATAGCTTCTTTTTCTATCTTCTCCCATATCTTAGCGGTCACAGGAAAGTAGTTCTTGGATGTGGTCTTACACTCTACCAAAAAATCTTCACTTCTAACATCTGCTTTCATTCCCCAAAAACTTCCACTGGCAATAGTTGTTTTTCCACCTAAAGTCTTTGCTACATCTTTCTCCTGCAAATTACTTTTATACCTTGTACTATTTTTGTTTGGCATTTTTATCTCTCAACTCCTCTAATAAGATTTTGGCGGAAGAAACAACCTTTTCTAAAGCTTCATCCTCTAAACTGGAAAGTGAATTAACACTAAAGGTGTGCATAAAGAATGTCCTGAGCCTAATTAAAACATGACAGTAGTGATAATACCTTACACATTTTAACGCTTCTACATCACATTCAACCAATGTAACGTCTCTCAGTTTTACCTTCTGAATATTACCTTCAGGAGTTTTTAAGTCAATACTTACTCTTTTAGGACTTATATCTACAACCTCTACTCTTTTAACATTGGGAACAGGAATCATGTATTCCTTTGATTCAACATAACCTATTATATCTCCCACCTTAATAGTGTCTTTATTGATATATCTTAAATCGTAATTCATTCCAATCTTGACCTCCCATTCTTAAACATCATCTTTTGCTTAGTCTTGTTTACACTACTTGCTTGCCACCTTAAACAGTAAACGTTATTACCTTGCACCACCATATCATACTGTAGTACTTCTCCGTTCTGACACACCTCTTCTTTATCACCACTTGCTTGGTAATAGTAAGCACAGTTAAAACAAGACCTAGAGTAAAAAGAGTTTTGTTGTAGCTTATCCCTTACTTCTTTATAACCTCTTGTAAATTTAGGTTTAGGTTTACTCATTTAATTTCCCTTTCTCATTAAATTAAGAACCTTTTCTTCAAGAGTGGTGATAATACTTTCATCTGACTTTATAAAGTCTATAAGTCTATCCTTACCCTGAAACTTTTGGTCAGGATTTTCGGCTAAGTAAAAATAACTACCACCTCTCTCAATTAAACCAAAAGACATAGCTTCAAGTATAATAGACAAGTACTTATCACAGAAACCTTTCTTTATACCTGCACTGTTATCATCATCAAGGTATATATCAAACTCACCTGTTCTACCTGCTGTAAAAGTCTTATTCTTAGATACTCTAAACTTTATAGTCTGACCTACTACAGTTTTATTCTCTCCAGTTCCTTCTATAAGAACATCACCTTTTCTAAGTCTTACACATATACTTTGAGCAAAGTCCTTTGCATGACCCCCTGGGGCAAATTCAGGCGACCCATACGACCCAATTTTATCTCTTAGCTGATTAAGACATACAATAGTAAAAGGCATATTGCCTTCTCTCTTAAGCTTGTTATTCTTAGATTGGAACTTCCTAAAGAACTCACCTAAAAGTCTTGGCTTTTGACCCATCTGAACTGTTTCATCCATAGCACTCTGATATTCCTTTAATGGAACTAAAGCTTCCAAGCTATCAATGACAGCAAGCTTAACATTGTTATCATCCATAAGGTCTAAAATCATCTGTGTCACCTCTTCTAAACCTGTACTAGGATTGTAAACAAACAAATCTTCATTCACCTCCAACTGATTTAAGTAGGCTTCATCAGTTGTACCTTCCGCGTCACAAAGAGCAACAACTCTTCCGAACTTCTTTTGAAACTCCCTAATAATGTGTAATGAAAGAGTGGTCTTGCAGGAACTCTCTAAACCTTGAATCTCTATATATCTTCCTACTGGTATGCCACCACCTAAAGCAATATCGAGTGATGGAACAGAAGTACTGAACCTCTGAATAGTATACCAATCATCTTCCTCTACACTCTTTTTAGGAAAACCCTTCATTAAAGAGTTAATTCCATATTTTTTGGAGCAATCATCAATCACCTTTTGTAACTGCTTTTCTTTTAAATCTTTTTGTTCGTTGTTCCCAACATTTATACTTCTCTTAGTCACCAAATCTTTCCTCCATTTCACTTCTTATAGCTATATCACCTTCTCTCTCCATCTGATTGATTATAGCCTTAGTTAAAAAGTTTGACTGATTACTGCCAGTCATTCTCACGTGTGTAGACATTCGTTCCATTAAAAACTTGTCTACACTTATTGTAGTCCTCTCCTTTTCAGGTAGTACTATTGAACTTCTCGACATATGTTCCTCCTATCATAAAAAGTAATAAAGTCATACTCTGCTAAAAGTATGACTTTATTATAATATACCTATATAAGATTGTCAAAATGAAAATTCTTAATTTTTACCTGTAGAACCTAATCCACCTCTATCTTCATTATCTAAAAGGTCAACTTCTTCAAAATCCAATTCAGGCTGATGTTCTATTATCCTAAACTGACACACTCTCTCACCTCTTTTTATTGTGGTGTCTTTATATGCCAATACAGGAAAGTGCCATTCGTCATTATCACCGCAATAACTTTCATCTACAACACCCATTGAATTGGCTTGTAATACACCAAAGTTTTTTGCGGTAGAAGAGCGTGGAACAACTAAAGCCTCATAACCTTTAGGTAACTCAATAGCAACACCTAAAGGAATGTAGTATAGCTGTCCTCCTATCAGACTTACATCCGTAGCACATCTTAAATCTACCCAGTCTGATTTACTTCCGCCAATCTTTTCTAAACCATTTGGATACACTCTTTTATCAAATATCTTATACCTTAATTTTTCCATTGTTTACTACCTTTCTTATTTTAAATTTTTTACACAACCCTCAAAAGCACTTAGTCCACTCTCTTTCATCAACTTTTTAAAATTAGAGTGGTATTCTTTTCCTTTAGTAGGTTCTATACCCAAACAATACGCCGCAAAACTTTCAGCAAAAGCTTCGTTAGAATCTGTATTACCATATATAGAGATAGCTTCTTTACCTTTTATTAGTTTATCTGAACCAAATTTAAACAAAGTGTTTTCAACATGATGTCCAAATTCATGCATTACTGTAGTGACACCGTAACCAAGTGCTCCTGCTACATTCCAATTAGTATAATTACTGTCATTCATATTTCTTTTAAAAGAACTATAGTCCAACTGTAGTACATTGTAGTCAGAAGTAGTAGAATATGAATAGTTACCACCTAAACTTCCCCAAGGGTTACCTTCATTTAAGTCTATTATAGAGAAAGTTTTAATAGGTTTAACACCATTTTCAATACCTATTCTTGACAGCATTGACATTGTTTCCATAGACATTCCAACAAGTATGTTATCTCCATAATCATCTTTTATAAGGTTACCTACAAATTTATCAAATGTTTTATTACTTAATAACTCATTTGTTTTATTTAAACTGTGCATAAAACTGTATGCAGTTCTTGTACCTAAATCAGCATCCAAATATTTTTGAAGAATATTCATTTCATAAACAGACATATCACTGGTGTTACCTGATTGATAAGCATACAAACTATCAGACAATAAGTTTGTTTGTGTTCCAAACCTCTCAACCATATATACTATTTCTTCGTCACTAAAATCGCCTAAAAATCCATATTCCCTTCTTAGATTTGTTACATCAAGTCCATCCATAGTTAGTTTTATACCCATATCTCTCAACTCCTGCATGTATTCTTCGCCATACCATTCATGATTTTCAGTATCATGGGCATAAAAAACATCATCCAAAAATGTATAGACATTGTGAAAATCACTAGGACTAAAGAAAGTTTCTGAGTAGTCCTCTGTCACACCATCAGGAGAACCTATTGAATGTAGTGATGTACTTCTACTTTTTCCTGCCCCCCACTCTTTACTCCTTTCTTTTTTGATGTTGATTCACCTGTTTTAGGTTTCTTCGTACAGTTCTTACCCTCTACCCAAATAGATAGAGGGATACCATTACTATAAGCTTTACATTTTGCCTTACCACCAATTCTTTGTGGTGGTGCTAAATAATAAGGACACTTTAAACAATAAGGTGCTTTAACTTCCATTTCTTCTTACCTCCAATTTAGAATTTATTTTATCTCTTTGCTTCTTCCAAAAGCTTTCAAATAGTATAACACTATCAAAATCATTTGTATACTTACCTAAGTCAACAGGTATATACTCACCATAGATATACAAATCCTTAGGCTCTATTCTCTTCATCATTTCTTCAAAACCATCAACAAACATTTTTCGGTTTTCTAAATACCTAGTTCCTACAGTATTTACTATAACAGGACTTCCTTTTTCTATACCACTAAAAGCTAAATCATAAGTGCTTTCATCACTCCACCTGCAATCTACAAGAACATTTATGCCAAACTCTTGATAGAACTTAGTACACCATCTGCTCCTATACATATTAAAGAGATTCAGGGCATAAGGTTGATTACTCCAAATAGAAAATGTCGGAGAAATAATATTACCATAATACTGAAAAGTTCTTATAAAATCTCTAGGTCTAGTCCACACCTGTTCAAACTTATAATCATCTAAAAAGAAACTTACTGCCTTGTCTTTATCACCTGCAAGCATCTTCTTACACTGGTGGAAAGGTATTAAGTCCTTACACCTAAAATTCTTAGATGAAGACACCTCAGGAAACCCATATTCATTCTCAGTTTCAAACAAAGCACTTTGATTTAGCTTATCCATTTCACCACTTACTCTTGATTTCCAATTATTTTGGGATTTTGTTATTAAAGAATACAAAACTGCTATCACCTCCTTAAATTAAGGGTAGCAGTTTGTAAATTCAATATCAAGATATTATATCCTTAAATAATTCAATTAAACTTTCAGTGGTATTTATTACATCCCTTATACCATATGCGTGGTCTTGTAAGAAAGCGTAACTATATATCTTTTTCACCGATTCAATATGAACACTATATTCCTTAGCAAACTTACATACTATTTCCTCTTCCAAACTATTTTTTACACTATCTTTTTCATTTTTTAAATCAATTATTTCCTGCACTCTTAAAGCGTTTCTTCTTTCTACCTCTTCTTTATTCCATCTAACGGACTTTTCTTCATCTATAACAGTTCCTTCTGCCAATTCAGGGTAGTCTGGACTACAACGCATTGAGTTCATTATATCCCAAGACGTTAAAATGTCACTCCAATCTCTGTCTTTAAACTTTTTCTCCATTTTTAATCTCCTTTATTATAATTTTTCTTGTGGGTCACTTGGCTTGTTGGTACGTATTTCCTGTTCCTGCGTCTGCTCTGAGATATTTTATTTGTCTCTTTGGATTATCACCAAATGGATGTTCCATTAAATACTTAATTATCTCAATAGCTTCTTCCAAATTCTCTTCAGGACACTCAAATACCAATTCATCATGAATCTGAATCAACATCTTACAACCTAACTCTTTTAGGCGTTCTTCATTCGATACTCTTATTTGTGCGTTGATTGTTATATCACCTGCTGTACCTTGAATAGCACTATTAACTGATAATCTCTCACAATAACTAGCCTGTTTAAAATCACTTGAATTTATATCAGGCAATCTTCTTTTTCTACCTAACACTGTTAAAACATAACCATTTCTATGGGCGAATTTCTTCTGACCTTGAATAAACTTAGCAACACCACTGTAACTCTCAAAGTACTTATCTATAAACACCTGTGCTACTTGAACACCATTCTTACACTTGTACTTTTCAAGGTACTCCTTAGCACCTAAATCAAGCGGAGAATAATGGTCATTTTTTAACCCATCATAAAGTGTTGAAGCACCACCACCATACATGAGCATGAAGTTGATAACCTTACTTGCTTGTCTAAGGTGTGGATACTTCTTTTTAACCTCTACAGGTGTACAGTCTAAACCAAACATATTTACTGCTGTACTACCATGAGCGTCATCATCATTTGCAAACATTTCCGACAAATTCTTATCACCACTAAAATGAGTTAAACACACCATTTCAAGGTTATGATAGTCTATAGCTATTATCTTATTTCTCTCACCCTTTTCATTTATACTACCAATAAACACACTTCTTATTTGGTACTTATCATCTTCCTCCGCCTTCGGTAGCTGTTGAAGATTCGGAGAGGAACAATTATGTACACATACCTCTCCTGCGATAAAGTTATGAAAGTCTTCTACCTCTAGGTCATAAACATGTTTATCACCTACCTCATTTATGGACACCACTTCAAGATTCTCCAAAGAATTATTTCCTTTGTCAAAATCCTTATGATGTATGTGCATATCAGAATCAGTACAGTTGAACACCTCTCTCTTAATAACAATTTGCTCCTGTTCGCAAAAAGAGTTTATTCCATATAGTCTAGGTCTGACATCTTTAGAGCGTCTAAGATGGGATACTCTCTCACCTGTCAAATACTGGGCTTCCACCCAAGAACCATCAACAAGTCTGATTTTATGGTCAGGTGTACACACCAAATTTGTGTAATCATGTGAACCTTGACTTCTTAAATTTAAAGATATACAAGGTCTAACACCCTTATCAATAACCCTAAGAACTTTTCTCACTCTTAAATTACCTAAATCATCATAACAGTAAACTAAGTCACCCTCTTTCATATCTTGTATAGGTTTATCTCCACCCACACACATTACAGGTGTGTCCTCTGCAATACAACTAAGTCTGCCACTGTCTGTACCTATGATATTAAAGCTAGGATGTACCTTGTTATCTTCATACATCTGTTCAAGTATACCATCAACAAAAGCTGTTTTAAGCTTACTTAATTTGGCATACTCTCCAATGTATTTACACATCTCTACACCCTGTTGTTTTCTCTTAACCTTAAAGGTACTGTTACTAAGCTTCCATATAGTATCACTATCGGTACTAGGAACTCCAGTACCTGTTGTTGAGTAAGGACTGAAGTTAAAAGAGTGCTTTAAGAGGTTACTTCCAGTGCTTTTAAACACCTTGTTATTTTTTATGCAGTAACCTTTACTCTCTAGTGTAACTTTGTCACCTTCTTCATAAGCCTTTTGTAAGTACTTAGGTAACTTATCTACAGCGACCTCTTTAGCTTCTTTACAATATCCGAATAATATTTCAGCCTTTTGTTGACTGCTGTTAATGTTAAATTCAACACCTGCAATCTCATATATCTTATACTGCAATTCCTCCAAATCTTTCTGCATTTCTTCGCCCATATTTTTTAAGCGTTCAACATCTACAGTAACACCTGTCTCTTCCATATCAAAGATAACAAAGATAAAAGGCACATACATTTTTTCATATATCTTATCCATACCATCTTCTACTAACTGTTTCTCATACCCTAAACAGCAACACCATGTATAAAAGGCATCATCAATAGCATATGGAGCACCATCTTCAATTAGTACCAAACTAAACGGAACTTTAGAGTTAGAACTATAACCAAACTGTTTCTTTACATCATTTGGAACTGTGTCTGTAGTATCCTTAAAATGAGTCTGCTCTATTCCCATCTTTTCAGCAGAGTTCTCTTTTAGTCCATTCGGTGTGTTCTCATTACACAACCAAGAAGCAATCATACCATCAAATATATTTTTAGTTCTTATACGTATGCCTATTCTAGCTAATACGTGCATATCGAACTTTATATTCCAACCGTATATTTTTACATTCTTTCGAGCAAATACAGGTCTTAGATACCTTACTACTATATCCAGTGTTAGTTGCTTATCTATGTCCTCTTCTCTTAAATGACCTATAGGTATATAGTAGTTATTATTTTCTCCCCAAGAAATACTTATACCAACACATCTAAACTCTTTATTGTCACCAACTACTCTTAGCGTGTTGGTCTCAGTATCGAAGGCAAATGCAGGAATACGCATCATATTCCTTTTTAATTCCTTCAATTCTTCAAGAGTTGTTATAATGCTACTCTGTAGTAACTTAGGTCTAAAAGGAAAATTATTGTACCAGTCACCTGTGTAATAACATGGGATACTTTTAATTACAGGCACTAACTTTTTAACCTTTTTAATAACAGGTTTTAAAATCACATTCATCCTCTCCTATCTATAAAAAATAAGTAGCTTACACTACTCTATATAGTATAAGCTACTTAAAACAGCCTGTCAAACTGTGTTACTTGCTATTAAGTTCTTCCTTCATTTTCTTTCCGACTGTGATACCTAAAGTATAAGAATCTTCAGTCTTCCACTCTTTACCGTTGAACCCACAAGTACCTGTTCTTCCTTTAAGAACTTTCTTCTTGATAGTGAACACATCCTTTATAGCAACACCACCTTCAGAACACTTTGTTACGATTACCTCAATAACATCCTTAAAGATACTCTCAGCCTCAGCTTTTGAAATACCTCTTGTCTTAGCCAACATCTCTACACAATCTTTTGTTCCTGCAATCATTTTCTAAATCCTTTCTTTTCAACCTCTTTTTTATTATTGTCAGGTATATACTTAATTTCTATACCTATTACATTTCCATCATCATCAGTAAAAATTTTGAGGGATGAAATATCCATATCCTCTATTACTTCCCTTATTGGGAGGTTATGTAACTCCTTAAGTGTCATTTAAAATTCTCCTATTCTTTGAACACCATCTTTATCACTTACATATAAAGCACATTCTAACTCATGACCTTTTCTAGGCTCAAAGTAATAATACTTTCCGTCTATTATGTGCCAATCTGTTAAAGCATATCCATCCTGATTAAAGTAATACTTATGGTGATTTATCACCTGCCAACCTTCTTTAAAATAGGTGCTAGGTGTATTAGCATACCACCATCCATTATCATCTTTATTCCAACCGACTTTATACACATCTTTCTGCTCTACAATCGACCAATCAGGTCTACCGTATCCTGCTATCTTAGGGTTATCAAGCATATACCACTTTTCACATACAGCACCACCATTTGGAACAACTTCTGTTCCATTAGAAGTGTTACCTTCTATAGTGAATACTTTTGAACCACTGACACTGGTAACAATACCTGTATGGTATATCCTTCTTTCATTCTTAAAGAATATAACATCACCTGCGTTAGGTTTACTAAAGTATCTACCTTTAACTTTGAAAAAATCGGCTGAATCAGGTGTATAAGCACTGAAACCACCTAATAACATTTTAGCCTTTATCTTTCCGAAAGCTTTAGTGAAACACCAATCAACAAACATATCACACCAAGGTTGACCTTGTAAGCTAGGGTATAAATCCCTAGCATACTTAGTGTAATTGTTTAAACCTGCATTATCTCTCTTACTATCGAGAGAAGCATTACTCTTCTTCTCTAAATAACCTACTTCTGCCAACGCTACAGCATTAAGTGTTTTTATAGCATCCAATTACTTACCTCCTAAAAGTCTCTTAGCTTTCGGCTTAACATTGTTAACCGACTTAAACAGAGACTTCTTCTTTACCACCTTTTTAGGTGTATCTTCTTCTTCCTCTTCATCATCATCACCTATGAGTTTATCTCTCATATCTTCCCCATCATCTTCATCCTCGTCTTCTTCGTCTTCAGGAACATAATCCTTAACACTCATAAGTAATTGATTTTCAACGATAGTCATTAAAGACTCCATTGTACCGTCATATTCATCTCTGAGTTTTTCAGGTAACAGATTCTTTATCTCCTTAGTGGTAAGCTTTTCTTCATCACCTCTTTCAATAGTGTAGGTAGTCTGTGTTCCCTTACCAAGACGGACTATTGTAACATCTCTATTGGAAAGTCCATACTTGTCACTTATTCTATCTAACTGAGATACCACTCTCATACCCTGAACGAAAAGTCTTACTTGGTCTTTACCTTTCTGCTTCTTTCCGTCTTTTTCGTACTCAAACTCTCTCCTGTCTACAACTAAATAAGCACCTTTGTATGTAGGTCTATCACCTTCATCACACAGAGAACAGTCTTTACCAGTACAAGTATAAGACTCAAACCTATCACCGACTTTTACATTGTGTTCATAGAAGTTTACAGGCTCTTCAGTTAAAAACCTTAAATCTGCTTCGTCACCATCTCCTGATAAGAAAAATCTCCAAAGCTTCTTACCTGAGTTTTCTCTAGCTTTATCCTGCTTTGCCTTCTCTTCTCTACTTGCTTCATAACCTCTTTTAAACATTCCCATAATCTCAATTTCCTTTCTTCATTTTATTTAATTCTATTTAATTATTGGAATTACACTTACATTAACACACATAAAAAATGTTGTCAACTTATAACCTCTTTAAATGCCTTACATTAAGACTTCTAGCACCTTTTAACATTAAATCTATATCTTCTTCCGACCAATCACACACGTCTTTACCATAATCAGGGTAATCAACTACCTTAAAATCTATTCTATTCTTCAGCAGGTTTCTTGAATATTCTCTACCTTCAAAACCTCTTTCGTCATTATCACCTACCCAAATAACAGTGTCACAGTTTTTACATAACCATTCAGCTTGTTTCCTTGATAAAGAATTAGTCATAGTGGCATATGTATTGGTATAACCTAATCTATGCATATACATAACATCAAACTGCCCTTCTACCAATATCACTACACCGTCTTTAGGTTTAGAGATATTCAAAGGGTACAAAATATTGCTTCTCTCAAAGTTATCATAAATTTTATACCTCTGATTCTTTTTTCTATTCTTATCAATATATCTACCTATTATACCTGCTAAAACACCATCTTCATAAAACACTGGTAATATAACAGTTCTATTATCTAAATCCCTTCCAACATTAAAGGTTTTCATATCTTCCTTATTAAAGTTCCTATTAAAGAAATATCCATATGTTTCTTTTCCGCATTTAAAGGGTGCTAACTTATACCTAGGTAGTTCTACTCTCTTATCCGCCTTTATAATCTTTTCATTTAACTGGTCATACCTTTTTACTATCTTTAATTTACTACCTAACTCTCTATACTCCAGTTCATATCTAGTAGCTAAAAATTCTCTCGCCTTTCTTTCTGCTCTATATACAGAAGCATAGTTTAATCTACCATCACTATTATACTTTATACCAAAATCTTCGGGCATAGAGAAAGCAAGTAATTTATCAAAACCACCTGCAAATCCACAGGAGAAACAGTGACACACCTGTTTTTCAACACTAATTCCCATAGACGGATTAGTCTCTTGGTGTACAGGACAACACACAAGCTTATCACCTTGTTTCCAGTAATTAGGATTTTTTGTACCTATATATTCAAGCAAATCATCTATCTGACCTTCATCCAATTTAAGAGACATTACTCATACTCCTTACAACAAAATTCGGAAGGGTTATTGATAGTAACACCTGTATAATCAGGGTTACCTCCAGTAAAGTTATTATACAGATAACCTACCTCTTCATGAAGTCTTTCCTTTAAGAGGTCTCTCACATTTTCCATAAATAACTCACCGAATTCATTTATTCTCTTAGAACTCACCTTCCACTCTTTTAGTTTTGGATAGAGTGCCTCTCTCAGTATTTTCATACCAGTATCTTCAAGTGTTTCTTCTAAAAGACTGTCTAACAATCCTTCTTCCTGCACCTGATAGTTTAAATTAGTAACATCACTATCACCGAAAGCATATTTGTTTAAACACACTTCTCCCTCTCTATCATAATATCTACATAACCTGCAACACTCTGTATAACTCATTTATATTTCCTCCAATTTTTTATTAAACATATTATAACAATTAAAGCTAGATGTGTAAAACACCTAGCTTCGTTTATGTTACTCTATACCTAACACGGCACTTTCCTCTGCATTGTCTTTATCTTCTCCACCTTCTTTTTCAGAGTAAATGCTCTTAAAGTTCATGGTGTTAAAATCCCAGTTTATAACTACTTTACCTAAAGTTCCCTCTCTATTTTTTAGTACACCTATCATCATTTCATTGTCGTTTATCATTACCTCATCTCTAAACAAAGACAACATGTTATCACTATCCTGTATCAGTGACTGAGAAAACATAGTCGACTCCATTTCAGGTCTTGTTTTTTTGCCTATTTTTATATGAGCCTGTGAGTTTATTATTACAGGTAAATGTTTAGTCTTTGCCACTATCTTTAAGTCTCTAGTGATGTGAGACACTCTTAACCAATCCTCTTTCGCACCCTGTTCATCAGCCATAAGGTACACACCATCTACCAACACCAAATCAGGTTTATCTTTTTCAATAACACTTACAACACCTGATACATCAGTAGCAGTTTCCAATATCAATGGCTCTAATCTTGGCAAATCCTCTTTTAGAAAATCAAAATACCTTTGTTCGGTCTTTGGGTCAAGAGTACCACTCTTAAATCTTGAATAATTAAAATCACTATACATCATTCCAAACAGCATAGCTTCAAATCTATCCCTCATTAAGTCTGTACTCATTTCTGTAATGAAACAAGCTACTCTATATCCATTTAATTGAGCATAAGCACCTAAAAGGACAAGGAAGAAGGTCTTACCTACACCTGACCTTGCAATGATAGTTGTTAAAGTCTCTTTTACAAAACCTTTTAGCATCCAGTCAAGGTGTTCTATACCTGAGGGTATTCCCACCATACCTTTCTTCTTCTTTCTCTCTAAATAAGAATCTATTCTGTCTTCCGTGTTCTTAGTGATATCTACACTCTCAGTTATAAGGATATCATTTTCTATTTTCCAAACACCTTGTTTCATTAAAGTGTAAGCTTCTTCTGTTTCTCCTTTATCCAGCTTTTCGGCGACTTCTTCTGTTATATCAGCCATCTTATTGTGTTTAGCCTTTGTTCTTAGTTCTTTACACCAATATAACAGGGTTTCATCTGTACCTACTACTTCAACACCTTCATCATCAAGGTGTAACTCCAATTCATAGTTTGGAAACTTCTGACCTATAACTCTTCTAGTAGGTATTTCACCAGTACTCTTTAGAGAATCTTGAATAAACTTAAATACCTTTCTATTCTCTCCTGTTAAAAAGTAAGGCTGTATCTGTTGTTCCTTTAATAGCTTAAAATCTTTATCTTCCAATAGTTTAGAGATAAAACCTCTCTCCACACTATACTGTTTGAGTTTCTTCAAATCTCCTTATTCTCCTTTTAATTAAAGTATTCATGGTGTTCACATCTACAGCAAACTTACTATTAACCCTGTTTCTGTCCAAAAGGTCTTCACTAACGAAGTAAGTCATTTCACCTGTATTTAACATCATTGTGATTTCTGACACATTATCTATTATAGTTGTTACCTGATTAAAAGGAAAGTCGGATAAAAATTCCTCTGCTTCCTTAGTGTAGTTCTCTTTATCTATAACCAATAACACTGTATATTCAGTGTTCCAGTATAAGTAGTTCATTAAAGAATACACCTTTTTATCTATTTCTGCTCTTTTAGTTTTTCCAAAGAAAGTATTCTTTATGTCCTCTATTAAATTACTATCCTTATAATGTAATAGGCTCTCTTCACAGCGAAAGCCTATTACAAAACTCCTTTGATTAGATATATCGTTATGGAGCATTTATTTCACCTCTTCCAGTAACTCTTCAGCGTTAAAGTCAGATTCATACTTACTGAATGAAATAAGAGTACTTCTTATCTTAGATAACTCACCTTCTTTCGTATAAGGTCTTAAATAAGCACGACCATCTGAGTACTCTAAAACACATTTAACCTTTTTATGTGCCCTACCTAATTTTATAAGAGCAAAGACTTCATCACCTATTTTAAAGGGTAGCAGTTTTAAATCTACTGCCTGTCTCTTTAGGTCGTCTATCTCCCTTTCTACAGCTATCTTCTCTTTTACCTTTTGGTCTATCTTCTCATGAATATCCAAAAACTCTTGTGACACCTTTTTCATTTTAAATTTCCTCCCTAACATAATAATGCGGATAAGTTCCAGTTTCTGAGTTACAGTTATAATATATAAAGCTATCCAATAACTCTAAGAAAAGTCCTTGCGACTTATGTATTTCTACAGGTTTAATAAATGACCAGTCGCTATAGAAAACAGCACTGGATACATTACAACCTATTAAATAAATAGTCTCACCTTTATCAAATCTCTTTCGTGCTTCACCTTTATTTATCTTCACATAATTATAGTTCTCCATTAAATACCTCCTGTCTTTTATCTTCGCTTTCAATAATGACCACTGTCATTGTACCGTTTATTAAAGAACAAACACTGCTTCCATATATCTCCCTTAAATTCGTGGGTGTCAGGTTAGAACATATGATAGTAATAAATCCCTGCTCTTCTCTGTATCGTAATAAGTCTTCCAATATAGGTTTAGCTATCTTACTATCTATTTCTTTGCCAATCTCTTCTAACACCAAAAATTCAGCACTTCTATAAGTCTTCAAAGTCTGTTCTTGCTCACTAAAAGGTTTTCCCCAGTTTTCTGTGTATGCAGTCATATATTTACTAAATGTAACTCTCCTGCATGAATACCTGTATCTGTAAAACTCTTTAAGAATAATGCAGGAAAGAAAGCTTTTTCCTACACCATTACTTCCTATAAAACAGATACCTTTTCCTTCCTGAATATTTGAATCTAAATTATTCAAGTAGTCTTTTACAAAGTCCTTTACTGATTTAAGTGTCTTCTTACCAAAGGTATCAAAATCCTCTATACACTTATTACAGAACTTTTTAGGAACACCCATAAGAGTTAAACTCTTTTCATTTATGCCTTTTCTAACAGGTCTCATAACTTCACCCCTATATTAACATTATCCTCGGATTTTTTATCCCATTCTTTTTTAGCTACATCACGCTGTTTTTTGTTACTCTTTGATTTTGGAACATATTCATCCTTAACCCAAAGAAGTGTATCTGCATAAATTGTTCCTACCCAATTAGTACTAAAAATACTAACACCTAAACTGTGTTTGTTTAAGTAGTCCTGTTCGCTCTCAAATAAGAACTCAATCATACCGCATATTTCTCTGTTACTATATGTTCCCTTTAACTTCTTCATAACAGAAATATCCTTAGGAAGATGTATCATACATTTATAACCATTATCTTCAGCAGTCTTTTTAAAGTAGAACACCGTTTCAGTCAAGCTAAATTTATCAATGTACTTATCCAAATTAGAACATCTAGCTAAGAAAACATCATACGGATTTCTACCACCTTTATTACTTTTCTTACCTGCAACTTCATTTGATTGTTCTAAAATCTGTCCTCTTGATTTTCTAAATTCATCCAAAAGAGAACATGACATATTAGATTTCCTCATAATCATGTTTTCTTTCTCCTAACTCTTTTAATCATTGTAAAACACCTTTCTTTATTTTGTTTACATAGATAGTGTAGCACACTATAAATCTTTAAACAAATAAGACCTTAATAGCCTATTACCAACTATTAAGGTCATTTCTTATTTATATTTGCTCACTATCTCCTGCAAAGTTTCATCTACTACCTTAGTAACTCTTCCATAAGCACTGTTAAAATCTTCATTCTCCTGCACTGTATCTGTTAACCACACATCAACTCTTAGACTTTCATAGTCTCCCATGTTTAATGTTGTGCCTATGTTAACACCTACTACAGGTGCTTCTACAATATGCTTTCTTGTGTGGTCACAAGGAACTCCTTCTTTTTTACCCTTTGTCACTCTAGCATTAAGGGTAGCTTTATTCTTCAGCTTCATTCTTTTTCTCCTTCTTAAAGAACATATCATTTACTTCCTGAAACTTTGGGTAAACAAACTCTGAAAACCTTAAATAGGTATAAGCCTTTGCAGTACCTATTTTAGCTTTTTCGGCACACTCCACCATTACGTCTATATGCTCTTTTGCATATAATCTCTTACCATTCTGTTTAAAAGGTGTAGGTGGTATAACACCATCTATTTCCCACTTTCTTATTGTCTGTCGTGTTCTTCCTAAAGCTTCAGCCAGTACAGAAATATTGTAAAGGGTAGTCGATTTACCTGTTATAGGTGATGTATAAGGTATTTCTCTTCCCCAAGGTGTTTTCGTATAACTCATTACTTCTTCCTCGCCACGTTTAAATGAGACTTACCCACCTCTGCTGTTACATCCTCGTTCTCAACAACAGATACGGAATATGATACAGTTTCCTTTGTAAAACTCTTTATATCATCTATACTAATTCTTCCGTCACCTAAAGCTTTTTCAAGTTTAGCTTCATTGACAACCTTTAGCAAGTCAACAACATCACCTAAGTTGTTGCTCTCTAAATAAGGAACTGCAACCTCATTATCAATTTTAACAGATTTTCTAGCCACCTTTCCTGCTGTAAAATCTTCGCTCTCATAGTAGAAAGAACCTTTGTCATTCTTTACTCCAAAACTCTCTACACAAGATTTTATCTTGTCAGCCAGTGACTTCTTCTTTTCATCCAAAAGTTTAATCTGTGCAGATATTTCTGAATACTCCCTACACATCTTTGGAATATCTTCCTCCTTAAAAACAGGAGCAACTACTTTCTTTAATGCCATTTTAACATCCTCCAATACAAATTATTTTATCAACTAAAATGTTATCACAGTGTACTTTTAATGTCAACTTCTTCCCTGATAACCTCTTTGAAACAAGCCTTTCTTATGTTTATCTTTAATTATATACTTCAACCTATCATAAACACCTTCTCTTGTATGGTAGTGACTTTGTAGGGAGTAGCACTTATCATACACCACATCATATACAATCGCAGGATTTAATTTACCTTCTTTTTTTCTTCTAATTCTTCCTGTAGCCTGCTCTAAATTCTTTCTATTATTTAAAGAAGAAACCAAGAAAGCAACTTCCCAAGACTTAACATTAGTACCTTCTGTAGCTTTAGCGTATGTAGCCAATGTAATAAGTACTTCTTTGCTCTCAGCTTTTTCCATTAAAGACTGAGAACTCTCTTTACTATCACCATAGTATAGAGCAATTTTTTCGGAAGGAATATATCTACTTAAATACCTGTAATAAATATTTATGTGTTCCTTTTGATTAAAGAAAGCTATAATAGAATGACCTTCTCTAAAGTGTTCTATTATCTTCTTACACACCACCACCTTAGTTTTATTACTTGTTACCGCCAAATTATCAACTGTGGAATACATTAACCTAGGTCTTTTCTTATATGGAATGTCTTCCAAGTATGTAAACTCTTTGGGCATATTACCTTTAAAGTCTTCTTCATTAAATATTTGACTACCTACTACAAAAGGTTTGTACACATAATTAGACTTTATCTTACGCACCTCACAGTTACATATATCTTCGTCACCTTCTTCAATTATATGTTTATAACCTATTCCACCGAAAAATAAATTAAAGACAAAATCAAGTCCATCACTTCTAATCGGAGTAGCACTTAATCCCAACTTATATTTGCTACCGAATTTATCAATAACATTAAAGATGTTTATTCCTACTCTATGACATTCATCCATAACTACAAGTCCGAACTGTCTTGTATATTGAGAGAGTTCCTCCTCACTCATTCTGCTTAAGGTCTGTACAGTGGCTATTGTTATTTGCTCACCTACTTTTCGGCTTTTAGCTTTTATAAGTCCTGTATCTATTTTACCACCAAAAAATTTCTCTATGTCTTTTTTCCACCCAACTACTAAATCATCCTTGTGAACTAAAACGAGAGTTTTAACACTTAACCTAAAAGCAATGTGTAAAGCAAGTACGGTCTTGCCTTTCCCAGTCCCTAGTTGTAACAAGCACCTTGGGAACTCACTATTGTTACTCAATTCATCAAAATAACTTTCCTCTGCCACCTTTTGGTCATGTCTTAAATCAAATAAAAAGTCAGGATAAATAACCTTCTGTTCTTCCCTGCTATCTGTAATTTTAAAATTTCTAATGTCTTCACCTAAAATCTCTTTATAGTTGTAACCTATCGGAACACTTAAAACTCTCTGACCTAAACTGTCTGTGTATTCCTCATAGTATGTTAAATATGGCGGTATCTTTATATTTTTATAACCACTAAATCTTTTAGCCTGCAAATACTTAGGATTGTCAAATGTAAGACTATCCTTTATCAACTCTCTCTGCTCTTCTCCTATATCGTAAAAATCTAAACGATTAAACTTTCTTAAAATCATCTCAAAACTCCCTTATCAAGCTGTTTTAAACAGTATAGCATACAACTTCTAAAAAGTAAAATAGAGCCAAGAAACCTAAATTTCTTGACTCCCCATATTATTGCGTATGCACGTTTAGTATTACATCCTTAATATTACTTTCGCAATATTACTTCCGTAATATAAATAATATATATATATATATA